GGCGTCACCAGTTATCCACGCTCAGGGTGAGCCTTAGTGCTTGCACATCACATACCCTCCCAACCAGAGGCACTTGTTCGTCTTAGTTGTACGCGTGCGGAGGTAGCATAGGTCATGAGCCCCCCGGATGCTCTTTACCGGAGTGGCCTTGATGTCGACTCGTTCGCTGCCATTTAACGACTTACAGTGTCGCCATCTTGGTCGCCGTACGGGGATGGATTCCCCCGCCGGGTTTTGTTTCGGTTAGTCCGCTGACATTTAACGAGATTCAGTCTCAATACGCTGGGGTTAGGGGGATGATTGCCACACACCAGAGCCGGTACACTTCCCATGGCAGCAAGCTGCAGGTACTTCCCGGAGTCTCCTTGCCCCTGTTTTGTGTCGGTTAGTCCGCTGACATTTAACGAGATTCAGTCTCAGGCTCCTTCCCACCTAGGCACGGGGCCGACCCTGGGCAGCCTTAATTGCCGCCACCGCCCCTGTGCCCATCATGTTCGTAACCACCCCTGCTATCTCAGCGGCAAACCGTTTCTTAGATATCGGGGCGGATTGTACTCTAGGCATAGGAACGGTGCGGGCAGCACCGGAGATGACATCGGTCGGCTGTCGTCTGTTGGACGGCGCCATCCTGCGTTTCTGGGTCTTAGTGGTCTGTGGCCTAGCCTTAAATGCAACCGTGTTCCAAGAGGAACAGTCGTTGAGGGCGGCCGTGAGGGCCTGCGGGTTAGACAGGCTTGGTGAAAGTGGGTAAGCCACGCCGTATTTGGTATCGGGTATAACCTCCCAGTGGACAGTAATGTCTACTGTGTACTGGTTTCCGGTGGTTGAGGCAGTACCGACATAGTCGTTCTCAATGAGAACCACCAGTAGGTTGCTGCCATAAGCCACACACGGGTCTCCAGCAGGCCCAGCGTGCAGTGACTCAATGACTCTAGCCCCGGCCACGGTGACCGACGGTAACATCTGTGTTTCCGTACCATCGGTGTTCTGACCTTGGTAGGTCGGAACACCATTAGGCTTCCAACAGACATTAAACTCCGTATCACCGACTTTGGAGACAGCATAGTCATTGAGACTGTTGCGCACGGTGGTGTAGTCCTGCACCGGGCCAGCATCTCCGATAGTGGACAGCTTGCTCAGGACGGTACCCGAGACAGCGACACTAGATGCGCCATGCTGCACGGGGGCCAGCCCTGCAACAAACCGCCCGGCACGGTTGAGCTCAGTGCCTTGGTATATAATCGTGACCCCCATGGCCACGCAGCGGTACCGCGCCATGTTCTTGGCGAATGCACCTAAATTGGGTATGGGCTCTGGCGTCCCGTAAATCCATCCGGTACCAGTAGCGTTGACGTCCGAGACCTTCGTAACGTCGGCCGCGGTTCCGGCGAGGGGGGTGATGAGACTAAAAGGCGCCGGGCTGAGGATAAAGCCCGCCGTATGGGTATTAGACACCGCCGCGCCCACATTACGAGGCGTAAATACGGTGTGGATTTCTGACTTAACCAGTCCGGAGACATTGGTACTGGTGTCGGGTATATGGGCTCCTGAGGAGCGGAATGGGTCTCTGAGGGCATTTTGCCAGGACATTGGTATTGATTGGTATGGGATGCCCTAATCTTCGGGGACTGTACATCAGTGCTGAACCGGTAGGGGGCGCCGTGCAGTCTCTTGGCATTCTGATTAGCTACGGTGGTATTTGGGCCATTACCAGCACTGACCCCATGGTCTACAGGGGGGAGACCATCTCCGGCCGACGCCAATCGAAATCCCATGGGTCACTCTGTACGTCCAACCCACGAATTCCTGGCTCGAACAAATTGGGCATCCAAGTGGCGATCTCGTGTTCAATCGAGTATTGTCGCGCCACGGATATGTCCCATGCTCTCGAAAAACTAGCCCGGGCTCGGCCATCCACTGCCGTGGCCTGTGCCGCTTGCCAGTCCTTCGTGTAGTACCAGGTGAACTCTGGGATACTACTGACGTCCCTGATGAACTGTTTGTGGCCGAGTTTTGGCGCGCACAGCTGCTGCAGCCTGACACAGAATGCTTGGAGCACGGGCATCCCCTGCAGCTGACTCAGCTCGCCTTGGGCTATAGTATTCAGCAATATGGCTCGGCCAGCCATATCTTTGAATTTGGGGTTAATCATGGTCTTAGACAAGACCTTGAAAGGGTCCCTGCACATGGTCCAACTACCTGGTCGCACCTCCACTAGGCGTCGTTGGCAGAAGGTGGCCTGCTGAAAGTCCTGGGTCATGAACTCGAAGGTCATCTTCATCCCAAACCTGGTGAAGTAGGCTGCCATCACTTGCTCGGTGAATGGTATATTGGTCATGAACAGGGAGTCATCTCCATCATTGACAAAATCATAGTCAATGCCGGCACGACTCCCAGTGTAGTCCCAATCACCAGCCAAATAGCAGCCGAACATAGCCAGCATGCCATACATCAGCAGGCAATTCCCGCCTGCAGTGTTGGCATCACCAGACATTCGGCTGCCAGTGATGCGGTAATTTATGGGCCCCTCTTTGGTCATAGCATGCCCCTTATTAACCACCTGGTAGCCAATGGCTTCGAGAAACAGGGGGTCGGTCACCCCCCATTTCCAGAATCCATGTTCCACCTTCTGGTGCGCCGGTCCTAAGCTGCCATCGAACCGACTGGCGTCCAACCCGTAGATATAGCGATATGTTCGGATCTTCTTGGTCTCCAACAGCAACGTTGCAATCGCCGGTGGAGACAGACCCTTCGTTATAGAGCGGGTGGGCGGAAACGGCCGCACATGGGTTTCATACAGCCGGTGCTCAAGCGGCTTCATGTGCGTCATCAGGATGAGGGTGGTCTCAGCATCCCGGAATTGTATGGCGCGTGGGTCTGGCTCGGGCTTCGCCTCAGAGAACTTGATGGCCTCTTTCTTGACGAAGATCTTTACCCCCCCGCGCCACCATCCAGTGTAGCCCTCTGTTTCGAGGGCCACCCTGGCCTTGTCGTAGCGCAGGCGTTTCTTGCGGTCTTGGTAGCCTGCGATCACCTGTTGATAGGACATCGGATGGACATAACCGATGGCCCTCCGCAATGGTCTAATGAACTGTGTCCACAATATGTCCATTGTGTACAAGTCCGGGTCTGGGCGACATATGTCAACGCGCGTGTTTAAGGCAGCAAGGATATTCCTGCAATCCGAGCTATGGAAAAACCATCGTGTACTGGCCTCTGGCACGCTAACCTGTTGGAGATGCGTAACTCCAACAGGCGCGCTGATAATTTCGGACCGGTAGTTGGGGTCGGGGCTCTTGGTGATCTGGAAATCCTTCAGACGGCGGCAACTGCAATTAGCGTGCACAGTCATCTTTAGACCACCAACGGAATGGAGCGCCCTCCCAACCACTCGGCCCTAGTTGGGGACCCCCCGGGACCCAAGTCCCAGGAGGTCTCTAAACTGTCCGGCTAGATTCCACCCCCACACCTCGTTCTCACCCGGGTTCCACCCCCTGGATGTGTACTGCTGTCGCCAGTACAGATCCGAGTTTTCCCGCTGGTCCTGGTACATCTCCAGGAGCCAGGGGTTGTCTCTCAGCCGCCCTATTGCGCTCTGTATCGCGGACCAAGATACGGCGCCAATATTTGGGTGGCTGGGGTCAAAATGGGTGACCTTCTCCTTGATCCGATCGACGTTGGCGTTCAAATCCCTGACGAAGTCCGTCCCATCGTCAGGCTCACGCTGCATGTCATCGGCATCCTCATGCCCCCATGATTCTCCGTGGATCCCCTCCTCCTTCACAAATCTGTGCAAAGCCTCCTTGATCCTTTCTATATCCGCCGGGGTTCCGGCTGAGGCGAAAAATAGCATTGCGCACTTCCTGTCTACATTGGTCCACACCCCCTCGAAGAACCGGTTGGAGATGTGGAAGTGCGGGTTGCGATTTCTCGCCTGGCGCCCGCGGCGGATGTTCAACCGTCCGCCCCTGGGTAAGGGGGCGTTGATACGGCAGTCAGGGTGGTAGGTCGGTGGGATAGCCGCCTGTATGAAGTGGGAAGGGTGGATGTTGATAGGTTGCGCGGCGGACGGGTCGGGGATGGTAGGATTGGGGATGAAACTTGGGGCCAGGGTGACATTGGTCCCAAGTGGGTAATGGTGGTCAAGAAACACTTTACCGACCCAGGCCGTCAGTGCGACGGCCAGGGCATTGGTGAGCAAATCCATTGCTAACCTATTCGCTCAGAGAGCTACGATGCCACTAAGATTTTAGATCGCAAGCCGTAAGGCACAGCGATA